ATATGTTTATTGGGTAACAACAGCAGACGGTAAGCGAGTTCCTATGGAATGCTTAGGGTTTGATAGAGATAAAGAACAATTTACGAACATTGAAAAAGATTGGGTAAGACACTACCATACAGACATGAAATGTTCATGGGCATATGCAGTACAGTGCATTGACCCAGACGACGGTAAGGTTAAAGTACTTAACCTTAAAAAGAAGTTATTTGAAGCAGTTATGGTCGCAGCAGAAGATTTAGGCGATCCTACAGATATAACAACTGGTTGGGACTTAGCTTTCAAGAAGCAGAAAACAGGCCCACTACCATTTAATGTAGAATACACTTTACAAGTGTTAAAATGTAAAGTACGACCTTTAGATGAAGCTGAGTTAGAAGCTATCAAAGAGCTTCCTAATATTGATGATGTTATTAACCGCCCATCAGCAGACCAACAGAAGGAGTTCATCGAAACCAGAATTCTAGAGAATGTTAGTCCAACTAATGTACCTGCTGAAGTAGCAGAGGAAGTTGCTGAGCTTCTATAAGTTATAAAAAGTTAAAAGCCCCATAGTCTGGGGCTTTTTTATTATAAAGGAAACGGCCTATGAAAATTTTATTCAGCGCTGACTGGCACATCAAGTTAGGGCAGAAAAGTGTTCCACGTGAGTGGGCAACTAATAGATACAACCTATTATTCAAAGAACTATATAAGTTAGAAAAAACAGTAGACCTTCACGTTATTGGAGGCGATTTATTTGATAGGATGCCAACTCTAGATGAGTTAAGTCTCTATTTCAAGTATATTAGGGATATTAAAATAAAAACTATTATATACCCTGGTAACCATGAGGCAGTAAAAAAGAATACAACTTTCTTTACAAATTTAAAAGAAGTAACAAATGCTATAAATCCTTTAGTAAGAATTATAGATGACTATTATATATTAGAAGATATGGATTTTATACCTTATAATAGACTAAAGGAGTTTGATCCTAAAGATTTTAAAGGCAAAACTCTTTTTACTCACGTTAGAGGAGAGATACCTCCACACGTTACCCCTGAAATTGATTTAACAAAGTTAGATAGATGGGACTTAGTTATTGCTGGGGATTTACATTCTCACTCTAATTCACAAAGAAACATAGTATATCCTGGTAGTCCTGTTACTACTTCATTTCATAGAAATCCTGTAGATACAGGAGTACTAATATTTGATAGTAAAACATTAGACTGGTCTTGGATGAAACTAAAGTTACCGCAACTTATTCGTCAGACCGTTAGTCACCCAGATCAAATGATTAAAACTCACTATCATCATACTATCTATGAATTAGAAGGAGATGTAGCTGAATTAGTTAAAGTAGATAAAGATAATGAATTATTAGATAAAAAACTTATTAAAAGACACAATGATTCAGCACTTATTTTAACTTCTGATATGACTTTAGAAGATGAGTTATCAGAATACTTACAATATATTATGGGATTAAATGAAAAGAAAGTAAAAGAAGTTTTAGGAGTATTTCATGATTATACTTAAAAGTTTAAAATGGTCTAATTGTTTTTCGTATGGAAAAGATAATAGCCTAGACTTAGAAAAAGACCTTATAGTACAATTAGTAGGTACAAATGGTACTGGTAAGAGCTCAATTCCTTTACTAATCGAAGAAGCTCTATTTAATAAGAACTCTAAAGGTATTAAGAAAGTAGACATTGTTAATAGAAATGATAAAGACAATGGATATAGTATTTTCCTAGACTTTAGCGTAGATAGTAGAGAGTATAGTGTATCAGTAAATAGAAAGTCAAGTATTAAAGTAGTTTTACTATGTGATGGAGAAGATATATCATCACATACTGCTACTAATACTTTCAAATCTATACAGAATGTAATAGGTATGGACTTCAAAACCTTTAGTCAGTTAGTATACCAAAGTACTACTAGCTCCCTACAGTTCTTAACTGCTACAGATACTAACAGAAAGAAGTTTCTTATTGAACTGCTGAATTTAGATAACTATCTTACTCTATTTGATAACTTTAAAGCTGCACACAAGGAAGCATCTAATGAGGTATCTGAGATTAGAGGTAGTATAGAAACTATTAATAGTTGGATATCTACTAACCCTATAACAAGTACCACTAAGAAGGAACTACTGGAAATACCAGAAACACCAGAAGACACAATATCCGAAAGAGCTTTAGTACAGTCAAAACTTGATAACATCCTAGAAATTAATAGTAAGATTAATATTAATAATCAGTATAAAAGTCAGTTATCCGAACTTAGCGCTAGTGAATTAACGAGAGAAGTTGAGGTGCCCGAAGGTATCGGTGAGCTTAACGAAGAATTCACATCTTTAAAAACTATTATTAGTCAAGCAAATACAGTATTACATAAAATCGAAAGTTTAGGGGACAGTTGTCCTACTTGTTTACAAGATATTGACTCTGATAAAACAAAAGAATTAGTAGACGAGCAAAAAAAGACAGTATCAATAAGTACTAGAAGGAAAGGAGAGGTACAAAACCTTGTAGTTAATCTAAAGAAGCAGCTTCAAGACTATAAAAAACATCAATCAACTATTGAAAAGTTTGAAAAGCTATCTACTCTAATAGATAATAAGATGCCCAGTACTACTGAAGATAAGTTAGAATTAGAAGAAGAAATTAATAAATTTACTATCGAAATTTCTAAAAAACAAATTGAGATTAGGGATATATCATCTCAAAATAATGAAATTACAAAATTTAATACCGAACTAGACTATTTAATTAAACAAGTAAAAGAGTTTAAACTAAAGTTACTTGCTGAGGAATCTAATCTAAAGAAAACTAATGATGTATACGCTAACCTGGAAGTACTGAAGAAAGCGTTTAGCACGAATGGATTAGTAGCCTATAAAATTGAAAACTTAGTTAAAGACTTAGAAGATTTAGTTAATGAGTACTTGGCCGAGTTGTCTGATGGACGATTTGGTCTTGAGTTTGCTGTTACTAATGATAAGTTAAATGTTATCATATCTGATGAAGGTAAGGACATTGATATACTTGCACTTAGTAGTGGAGAGTTAGCACGAGTTAATACATCGACTTTATTGGCTATTAGAAAACTAATGAGTACACTATCTAAGTCCAAGATTAATGTTCTATTCTTAGATGAAGTGATTGGAGTTTTAGACGATGAAGGTAGAGAGAATTTAATCGAAGTTCTTCTAAAGGAGCACGATCTTAATACTTTTCTAGTCTCTCATGGTTGGTCTCATCCACTACTTAGTAAGATTAATGTGGTGAAACAAAATAAAATATCGAGGTTAGACAAATGAGTAAGATAGAATCGTACGAAGAGTTTCTAGATATTAATAAGGATAGGATTAGGGCAGGAATGAACCCCTTATACTCTATGAGTTCTAAGGAGGTTATCCCCGCTAGTTATTTTAATGACATGTTTATGGGTAAGTACCACAACACCTTAAGAGGGGAAATCTGTGACATGATTATAGAAGCTTTTGAAGCCCATAAGAATAACAAGAAGGTGTGCTTCCCAGGTGAAGCAGGGCAACAAGTAGTTAGGTATAAAAAAGCATCAACAGACTTTAGTATAGGAGAGGTGCCTTTTGAAGATAAGTACGCATACTTAAACCCTATAATACTAGAATCCTTAGAACGCTGTGCTACGGACTATATGGATAGGTATAACATTTTAAAAGATAAGCAGCTTGTTGTAAAGTATTGGTATATACAAAAGTATGATGCTAGTAAGGGGGAAGCATATTTCGCCCCTCATACTGAGAACTTTATAGCACATAAAAGAGTATTAGCAGGTATGTTATACCTTAATGATATTAAGGATGGTACTGGAGGCACACACTTCCAGTACCAAAATAAGACTTTAACACCTGAGCAGGGTACATTTTATTGGTGGCCTGCTGGGTATACACATTTACACTACGGGAAGAAAGCCTCTGTAGACAAATATATTCTAACCACTTGGTTAGAGTTCTTATAAGTAGGAGATAGAAATGCAGACAGTAACACAAGAAGTAGCTATTGAAGCTATTAATACACACAACTTAGTAGCCGTATATTGGGGAGTAAAGAACTGCCCTAGTTGTGAGCAATTTAACGAGACTCTAGTAGAAGTAGCGGAAGCCGCACCTGAGTGGAGTATATTAAAAGTGTCCTTAGATGAAGTGATAGACCTATTAGGTCGAGACACTGCTTATTTCGAACCAGATGTATACCCTACAGTATTCTTTTTTAAAGGTTCTGAAAGGGTTTTTGTAGCTACAGGTATAGGGACCGTGAAAGCTGTTTTGAACACTTTAAATGATATAGCTTCTGAGAACTATAAGTCAGCCGCCGAACTAGAACAGGAAATGTTAGATGCCCTCGACTAATAAAAGTAAGGCGAAAGGTAGCAGAGCCGAGTCGGCCTTGTGTGTAGTTTTAAGGAAGGCTACAGGATGGAATTGGGAAAGAATCCCACTATCTGGAGCACTTGATGCTAAGCACGGGCTAAAGGGAGATGTTTATATACCTAAAGAACTTATGAAGTATAGTGTTGAAGTGAAACACTATAAAGATGACCACCTTACCAGCAAACTACTAACGGGTAAAACTCCGCAAATAGTGGAGTGGTGGGAGCAAACTTTAAGAGAGCAAAGAGAGAACGAGGCGGAACACCCCTTACTTGTATTTAAATTTGACAGAAGTAAGTGGTTCTGTGCATTTTTACAGGAGCCTGTTAATGATTATAGGCACCTGTATTATTCCGAAGGATTTTACTTAGCCAAGTTAGATGATTGGCT